ATCTTTAAACTCTTCAGCGATTTCTTCTTGTTGTGTTTCAAGTTGAATTATGCGTAAAGAAATTTCAGGTCGACTACCACCGGTTAAAATAGAAACTCTAACTTTAAAAGTTAATTCACTCAAACCAAGGTAAGGAACGCATTTAAAATTTATATCTGCAGGTATTTTATCTTTATTCTTGGCTTGAGTGAATTAACTTTTAAAGTTAGAGTTTCTATTTTAACCGGTGGTAGTCGACCTGAAATTTCTTTACGCATAATTCAACTTGAAACACAACAAGAAGAAATCGCTGAAGAGTTTAAAGATATATTAGTTAAAAAGTTTAAATCTTGTGAGTTACAAACCTTTATTGGCGAGTGTTAAGTTTTAATCGTTAGACCTTAAAATAATGAACAAGACGAGGATTAATAGAGATAGGTATGGTTATTTATCTCTATTAACTCAAAAGTAAACCTAAATAGAAAAAGGACATAAGAAAATGGATAAGTTTATAGATAGATGGGGTCAAAAGCATACTGAAGATTCTTCAGACAGATTTAAAAGATTAATGGTTGTTGGTAATACGTTTTACAAGGCTAGTTCAACCTTTGGTAAGCCATCTGTAATTGAAGCAAAAATGATATACGTTGATAAGGAAACTGGCACTTACATTCTATCGAATGGAACTCACCCCAATGTAAACACGTACCAAGTCACATGGAAAAGTATTGTGTTCAATACTGATTTACATTGCTGGTTTGAACATAAAAAAGATGCGTTATTGGCAGTTAAGCAAAAGATTCAAGGTGATTTTAATGCTGTCGAAAAGTCATTACTTGCATTGGATGAATTGATTACACAAAAGTAGACGGAGAAATAAGCATGAAATGGAATGATTTAGAAAGTTGTGAATACCCAACTTGTGACATAGATGAAGCTGTACCAGTTTGGATTATAGTTGATAACAAAGTGATTGAGGCGTGGTATAGAAACCCTGCAATGAACGAATGTTGGTTTGAAGATGATACAGGTAAAGAGCTTGAAGCTAACTTATGGATAGAAGCATTAGCAGTAGTTGGTAAACCTGAATTGCCAATTACAAAAAAGTAGAGGTGAGTAATGTTAGACCTAAGTATAAAACCAAAACCCGCTTAATTGCGGCTTTCTAGGTGAAAATACATTAAATATTAACAAAGTTAAAAGGTGAATAAAATGAATAAAGGTACATTACACATTGGTACTAAGTTGCTATTAGCTACAGCTATGACTTTAGGTGATTACAACCAATACCGAGGTTGGAATATTCCAGCAGATCAAAACACTGAAGATAAAGGTTTTCTTGTTGAATATATCGACGGCGGCAAGTCTAATCATCCTGATCATAAAGGTTATATTTCATGGTCTCCCGAAGATGTATTTCATAACGCTTATAAAGCTTCTGGTGAAATGTCTTTTGGTATGGCTGTTGAAGCGGCTAAGCGCGGTTATAAAGTTGCTCGTATTGGTTGGAATGGTTCAGGTATGTTTGCTTATATTGTTCATGAACGAACAGAAGAAACAAAGGTTAAAGATTTAGATACCTTTGGTGCTTACATGTATTACCGTGAACACTGGGCTTTATTTACCGCGCAAAAAGATGTTGCTACATGGGCACCAAGCGGAAGCGACTCTTTAGCTGATGATTGGGTTATTGTTGAATAACAATTAGCGCGCAAATTATACAAATGTCGCTTAATCGCGGCATTTTTGGGTAGAAGCGCACCAATAATTCAGGGATGAATAAAAGTGAAAATAACAGAAGTAACATTTATAGCTAAAAATAAAAAGTGTGTAAGCATTAAACCAAAGCGCTATAGAATAAATACTGAAAATCATGAAATGGCTTTAGAGGTTGCAAATAGACTTTTAAGTAAAGATAAATATTTTGAACGATATAAATCTTTACCACCAATAACATTAACAGTACACGAGGTTTAAAAATGGACGCTCAACAGTTATTAGATTGTATTATTAAGCCAACACACGAATATATGGGTGGTAATTATGCGAGTAAAAACGCAAGTATGCTGTCATTAGCGACAGCGGCCATTGAAAGTAAATGTGGTTATTATATTAAACAAGTAAAAGGTCCAGCTTTAGGCCCTTGGCAAATGGAGCCAGCAACACATGATGATATATGGCTGAACTGTGATGCTATTCAGTCAGACGGATCAAGTAAATCACAACACTTAAACGTACTAATACAATCATTGGGCGTATTTATGAATGGAGATGAAGATTTAGCAATTAGCCCTATGTACGCATGTGCCATGGCTAGATTAAAGTATTCAATGGATAAAGAGCCATTACCTGATTGTGATAATATAAGGGCTGTATTTGATTACTACAAGCGTATTTATAACACACCAGCAGGTGCTTCGACTTATGAAAAGTTTAAGCAAGCGTGGATTTACCATAAATTGAGCGAGATTGAATTATGAATAGTTTAGCTATCGCATTACTATGTTTAGGATTGGTTTACTTTGGTTTTGAATATGACTCTGGATGGTGTTTTGTTGGTGCTTTTTTAGCTTTTTTTAGTGTAGCGGGGTGATATCATGAACATTAAAGATATACTTTTAATGATTGGTACAGGTTTATTATCATTAACAATTAGGAATATTATGAAAACTTTAATTATATTTTTATTACTATTAACAACTGGCTGTTCTATTTTAGGGCAAGGTATCGAAAAGGCCGCTGAAGTAAATGATAAAGCATTAGATGCGGCACAGTTTACAATATGTAATGGTGCTAGTATTGGCAGCATCAAACGGAGGTTTAACACTCCTGAATTAGCTAAGCTTTGGCGTGAAATTTGTGAGGAAAAACAAGGGTTTACACCATGAATTATTTAGTATTACTTAAAGGTGTTGAATATAACGTAGTCGATATAAAAAAAGAAAGTATATGGGATTACGTTGATAAAATTAAAGATGAAGCTGGTACTGTGCTTGGTTATCGTCTTCGTCAAAATATTGCTTATTTTAGTTCTCGCTATGGGGAATATATAGGTGCTGAAAAAGGAGATCGATCAGACGGTGCAACTGATGGGAATATTGGTATTGTAACAATAAAAGTACCCGATTTAGATAGCTTCGGCTGGATATTCCACGATGAACTTTGCAGTGATGGCGTTTTTGAAGATGGAACTGTATGTAATAATTGGCAAGCTTCAAACGTTCTATCTGACATAATGATAACTGAAGGTTATTGGTTTAGGGCTAGAACTTGGTTTTGGGCCACTTGGTCTATGGGTGGTGATGAAGCTAGAAAAAACGGCATGTTTTAGATATAATGGTAGTTCCGAAAGGTTTTATTAATTAATTAAAAGGAAATTCAAAGTGCATAAATTTTTAAATATTTCTGGAGACGGTAAGAAAAAGCCACCACCTTCTTCAATACCGCAACCTGGTGATCAACAAGACCCCACACCGATGAAAAAAGCAAGTGAATAATGGCCATTACATTTTAATAGGGTTATTTATAGCCCTATTATTTTTCAAGCCATCAAGATCTGCCGCTAAAGTTATTTTAGTTGGTTATTTAATTTATTTAATTTTTATACTTCCTATCGATGGGCCTTACTATTATAAACTTGCTGCTTTGCTAAATATGATAATAGGTTTTATCCTTTACAAGGAATATAGAATTGTTGCTTTGCTTTCTTTTTCATTGATATTAGTTAATTCGGTCGGTCTAGTTTTATACAATAATTACTACGAACCGACAATTTATGATAATCTTTCACTACTAATTATTGCACTTCAAATATTAATACTAATAGCGAGGGTCACATTAAATGGAATTCACGCTAGAGGAGTTAGGGGACGCGCTTTGGTTTTCCTTATTAATTTTGATAGCATTAAATCGAGTGTTACAATGCAGGGCAGACAAAAAAAAGGCTAAACGTGAAAGCAGAATCAAAACAGATAATAGAGGCGATAATAAGTAATCCGAAATTGGGTTATTTTGCTGTTTTTATTACCACCTTAGAAACTTGGTGGATTGAATGGGGTAACCCTTTAATTAGCGCTGTATCTTCCATTCTTGGCGTAGTTCTTCTTGTTATTTTAATACTCTATCATTTTCAGAACTTAATAAAATTAATCAGAGAAAATAAGGCTAAGTAATGTCATTAATAAACAAAGCTGATGCAATGATTGAAGAATGCATTACTAATCTAGCCGACGATAATATCAATCGGGGTGGTGAAGCCTTACAGGAGCTTGCTATAATTTGGGCTAAAGCTGGTTTAGGTTATAAATCATTTTTAGATATGCGAATGTATATTATTGAATCAGCAAAGCAAAAAACTGATGCTTATTTCATTGACGAAAAACTTAAAATAATTGAAAAAGATTTAAGAGAAAAAAGAACTGGCAGTATTATAATTCAACATTAAAAGGGTAAATTATGTTTAATAAAAAATCATTAGCTTTACTTATAGCGGGTGCATTTATGGGTACACATGCAATACCAGCACAAGCAATGCAAGACAATAACTTTGATAATGGATTTATTAAAGACGGTAAAGGCCAATTGCGCGCAGCAAAAAGCAAACCATCAGGTGCAGCGTCATTAAAACGCACAGCAAAAAAACTTAATAACATTCGCAAGCATTCAAAATAAGGTAAAATCATGGCTAGAATATCTAATCTAGAAAAAGCACGAATCAAACTTGATGAAAAAATGTTAAATCATGAAGGCGCATTAACTCAGGAAATAGCTGTTAAATATTTTAATGAAGTAGCAGTTGAGTTTAATTTAGATGATGTAAAGCAAACTGAATTAACAGGCTTTAAATATCAACGTGCAATTGAAGCACTAAGTGAACAAATCGATGGTCCAGGTTCTAAAGTTGAATTTTCTCATGACATAACTAAAGAAAATGTCATTGATATAAATTACAATAAAGAACATGAATTAACCCTTGAAGAACGTTTTGCAAATCTAGAAGAAAGATGTATTAATCTAGAAAGCCTACTTTCAAGAGTTGCAGTATTAACCGGTAATGGTAACCATTTAAAAGAATATGGCGTTGAAAGATGGGTACCAGGTAAAAAACACATGAACAAGTACGCCAAATAATCAAGCAGCGCTATTAATTCAGCTGGATAGAATAACCGCCTTCTAAGCGGTATGTCACAGGTTCAAGTCCTGTATAGCGCGCCAACATTAATGATTACCCTATAAGGATACTAATCAATGAACATTTATAAAATTACTTTTACAAACAACCAAGAAACCAGTATTAAAGCCAACTTATTTAAATCAACAAAAGATGGTGATGCTGCCCTTTTCTATAAAAAAGTAGGTTTTTTCACAAAAGAACTTATTGCCTCATTCACTCAAGTAATTAAAGTCGAAAAAACAAACTAAAATTAACCATTAACAATCGCCCTTTATTTTGGATACCGATTATGAAATCAATTATTAAAAGCACAATGTGCGGTTTAACCGCTAAACAAATATTAGAATTAAAGGCAGAAAACAAAGAACTTAAAAAACAACTAGAGAATAAATTCTTAATAGATGATGGAGTGGTTGATGATTTAGTTTTAAGAGACCAAATAGCGATACTTTCACACGAATGGATAAATGATAATATCGTAATCCCCAAAGTAATATTTTTAACTGGTCCTCAGTCCTACCAAATAAAACATTATTTGAATATATCATGAGGCCTACCAGATATAGAAAAGAATTCGCTGAACTTGCTTACAACTATTGCTTGCTAGGCTCTACTGATGCTCAACTAGGAGTTTTCTTTAGTGTAACTGAGCAAACTATCAATAACTGGAAGAAAGCACACCCCGAGTTTTTTGAGTCCATAAAAAAGGCAAAGTATCAGGCAGACGCTCAAGTCGCTCAATCGCTGTTTCACAGGGCTAATGGCTACGAGCATGCAGATACCCATATTTCAAACTATCAAGGCAAGATAACGGTCACTGATACGGTTAAACACTATGCTCCTGACCCTACTTCAGCGATATTCTGGCTCAAGAATAGACAACCTGAAATATGGCGAGATAAAAAAGAGGTCGAATTAGATGCAACTGTTGCTGTAACCGATATTGTAAGAAAAATAATTTAACTTATTTATCAATAACTTAGTCAACTTCTCTCACCGTAGGTATAAAGGAGAAAAACAATGAATGATTACTCAAGGCAGAATTGCAGGGGCTGCGTACACGAAAATAAAAATGGATGGGATTATTGTTTATTATTTAAGGTTGAGCCAGAAGACCATTGTAAACACGTAGAGTTTCCACCACCAACAAGCGGCAGACCTCCAAGAGTGCCAAACCCACCAACAAAGCCAGTAGCTTAATTTTGACAACATTACAAATAGACACAGCTAAAGCATTCGAACCACTATTACAACCAAGTCGATATAAAGGTGCTTGGGGTGGTCGTGGTTCTGGTAAGTCTCAATTCTTTGGCGGTTTAATGGTTGAGGACCATTTAAGAATACCTGGTTTACGTTCTGTCTGTATTCGTGAAGTACAAAAAACATTAAAAGAATCAGCTAAACGACTGATTGAAGATAAAATAAATGAATACGGTTTAATCAATCAAGGCTTTAGAATTCTAAATGATAGAATTGAAACTCCTGGTGGCGGTGTAATTATCTTTGTTGGTATGGCTGATCATAACGCTGAATCAATTAAATCACTTGAAGGCTTTGGTCGAGCATGGATAGAAGAAGCGCAAACATTAACTGTGCGTTCATTACAATTATTAAGGCCAACAATAAGAGCTAAAGATTCAGAGCTTTGGTTTAGTTGGAATCCTAGACGAAAAAATGATGCTGTTGATTTATTACTTCGTGGTGATGAAATACCAACTAATTCAATTATTGTTAAAGCTAATTACTTAAATAACCCTTGGTTCCCTGATGTACTAGAACAAGAAAGACTTGATGATGAAAGGGCAAGGCCTGATTCTTATGATCATGTTTGGAATGGTGGATACATTACAGCGCAAGATGGTGCTTATTTTGCCAAAGTAATTAATAAGGCTAAACAAGAAGGAAGAATAAGCTTTGTTGCTCGGGATCCTTTAATGACTGTTTATGCCTTTTGGGATATTGGGGGCACCGGTGCAAAGGCTGATGCTTGTTCAATATGGATGGTTCAATTTATCGGGCAAAAGATTAACGTATTAAATTACTATGAGGCTCAAGGACAAGAGCTATCAACACATGTTGCATGGTTACGTGATAATGATTACGAAAAAGCAAAAATGTTTCTTCCTCATGATGGTGTTAAGCATGATGCAGTATTTAGGGTTAGTTATGAATCATCATTAGTACAAGCTGGCTTTTTTGTTGAAATATTACCAAATGCCGGTGCTGGTGCTGTTAATCAAAGGATTGAAGCGGTTAGGCGCGTATTTGCACGGGTATGGATGAATAATATAAAATGTGAAGGAGGTCTTGAGGCTTTAGGTTGGTATCATGAAAAGAAAGATGAACACCGTGATATTGGCCTTGGTCCTGATCATGATTGGTCTAGTCATGCTGCTGATTCTTTTGGTGCTTTATGTTTAGAAGCTGAAAAGGTTGTTGCTATTCAAGAAATGAAATCTACACCAACACAAGCAGGGGGATTTAATGTCTTTGGATAACGAAATAGAAACTTGCCCTTCATGCGGTAGTGATTGGGTTGATAATGATGGTGATTGTTTTGTTTGTTTTAACTGTCTTGCTTCAGGTGAACAAGACGAGTTAATTATTGTTGAGGTGGATTGATGGATAATGAAATAATTGAAGAATGGTATATCTGCTTTGGTGGTCAATGTGAAAAGCATTGGGTGCAGAAACTTTTAAAGATTGGCTTTTATCATTGCTATGCTTTCAAGCTTTCGCCTGGTGGTCAATTTTACATGGTTCTTAACCCTGTAAGAAGTCACACCCATGTTGATTTATTGCCAGTCAATGATGATAACTTTAACGAACTGACAAATTGCACAAAGTTTGTTAAAGTTATTTGTAATATCAACGTGAATAATGATAGGGGCCATTTATGCCGCTTTAATTGCGTTGAATTGGTTAAGTCATTGATTGGTGTATCTTCGTTTTGGACTTGGACACCATACCAGCTTTACAGGAGATTGAAAAATGGGTGACATATTCAAAACAGGCAGAAGTGCTGCAAGACGCGCACAAGCAGAACAAACACAACTAATCGCTAAACAAAAGCAAACCGATGAATTAAAGCTTGCTGAAGAAGAAGATGTTATTGCTCGTAAAAAGAGTTTTGCAACTAGTGGTCGTGCTGGTAGACGTTCTTTAATTAAAACAAGTGAAAGCGGTGTAAGGTCAACTAATTTAGGTGGGACTGTCTAATGGCTAGGATACCAAGAGGTATAGGTAGTGTTAAGCAGCTTTTAAAGCGTTTTAGTAATGCTGAGAAGCGCTTTAATTTGTGGCGCTCATTACATCAAGAAGCAATGGATTTTTCTAATCCTCAACGTGAAACATTTAACTTGCATTCGCCTGGTCAAACTAAAAACCGTTTTGTTTTTGATTCAACTGCTGAAGATGGGCTTGAAAAGTTTTCATCTAGACTTCAAGGATCTTTGATACCAGCTTGGCAACAGTGGATGAAATTAGAAGCTGGTGATGATATTCCGGAAAAAGAAAAAGAAGGTGTTGATAAAGACCTTGTTGAAATGACCAGTACTTTCTTTTCTCATTTAAATCATTCTAACTTTGATACCGAAATAACTCCTTCATTGGCTGATTTAGGTATTGGAACAGGTTGTATTTTAATTGAAGAGAATGACTTTGATGAAAATTCAGCATTAAAGTTTACCAATATTCCATTGGCTGAATTATATATTGAAAAACCAGCAAGGGGATCAATTAAAAACGTTTGGCGTAAGCAAATGGTCGAAGCGGGTAATATAAAAACAACGTGGCCTGATGCTGATATCCCCGCTGAACTCGAAAAGATTATTAAGAAAGATCCATTTGCTGAAGTAGAAATTAAAAATGCAATGCTCTTTAATACTAAGAAAAAGAATTATGCACAAATTGTCTTATGGGAAAAATCAACAATATTCTCACAAGAGTTTGACACTAAAAGAATGATTGTGTTTCGTTGGTCGCTTGTTCCTGGCGAATCTTACGGAAGAGGCCCAGCAATTAAAAAACTACCTGATATCAGGACAGCTAATAAAATTGTTGAATTAACACTTGGTAATGCTGCTTTGCAAATGACTGGTGTTTATACCGGTAGAAGTGACGGCATATTTAATCCGTTTACAACTCGTATAGCTCCTGGTTCAATCATTCCAGTTGGAAGTAATGATAATGCCAACCCTACTTTAAGAGCTTTAACACCTTCAGGTAATTTAGGTATTGCTGATAACCTCCTTGAAAAAATGCAAAACAGTATTAGAAAATCATTTTTTGCTGATCCTCTAGGTGATTTGAGTGACCCTGTAAGAACTCTTGGCGAAAATGTTATTCGTATGCAAGAATTTTTAAAAGAGTCTGGCGCTTCTATTGGTCGACTTAAATCAGAATTAGTTGAACCAATTGTTGCCGCTATTGTTGAAATCCTTATTAACCGAGGAAAGATCGCAGAACTTAAAGTTGATGGTAAAGATGTAAAAATTAAAAATGTATCCCCATTAGCCCAAGCTGAAGATTTAGATAACTTTCAAAACACTCAGTTATGGTTAAGTACATTAGCTCAATTTATGCCGCCTGAAGTGCTGGCATTAAAAGTTAAAATAGAAGATTTGCCAAAAGTATTTCAAGAGCAACTAGGGACTAATCCAGCTTTAATTCGTAGTGATGAAGAAACAGCTGATGTTGCTCAAACAGTGCAAGCATCTGCAACCGCTGGATTAGAAGGAGGGTTACAAGGTGATCCAACAGCAACCGCGTAAAGAATTTAATGCTTTTGATGAGATGGGTGGTATTGCCAACCCTGAAGAATTAGCCAGAACAAAAGCTCAAAACGAACAAATGTGGAATAAAGTCGAACAACTTATTCATCAAGTTTTTGAACAAAACCCACAAGGTAAGAAATTATTAAACATCTGGAAAGAAGCATTAATAATGGTTCCAACCGTTACACCTCATTCAACCGCTTATCAATGCGGAATTGAAGAAGGTAAAAAAGAAATGATACGCAATATTTACTTAACAATTAAATCAGTTGAAGGAAACTAAACATGTTAATTAATAAAGATTGGTTAGGCCGCATATTCCGTGATGAAGCTGGCGGTGATGGCGGTGAAGGTGGAGGTGGTGATTCTTCTGCTGATGCTGGCGGTGATTCGGGTGGTGCTGATGCCGATGCCGTTGCTAAAATGGCTGCTGAAGGTGGTGATAAGTCAGGTGATGATAAAGGTGGTGACCGTCCTGATTGGTTACTTGATAAATACGCCACTGATGGCAAATCAATTGAAGAAGCAACAAGCGAACAAGCCAAAGCTTATAATGAATTATCCGGTAAGTTTGGCGCATTCACTGGTGCACCTGAAACCTATGAAGTTGCATTAAGTGAAGAACTAACTGAAGCCGGTGTTAAAATTGCTGATGATGATCCTATGCTTGAAGCTGCAAAGGAGTTTGCCAAGTCTAGCAATATGAATCAAGAAGGCTTTAATGGCATAGTAAACCTTTATGCTATGCAACAATTAGCAGAATCTAAAGCTGATGAAGAATACAAAGCTGAACAAATGAAAGCTTTAGGTCCAAGCGGTGAATCTCGTATTCAAAACATTCAACAATGGGCCGGTAAAAATTTAGATGCTGAAACTGTAACAAGCCTTGAAGGCATGGCAACTTCTGTTGAATCAGTAAAAGCTATTGAACGTTTAATCTCAATGACTCGCGGGGCCGCTGTTGATATTGATGATTCGAAAGCTACAAGCTCTGTAACTTCTGAAGAAGTTCAAAAAATGCAGTTTGAAAAAGATGAAAACGGTAATAGACGCATTAATACTGATAAAGCCTTTAATGCTAGATACCAAAAAATGAAAAATGAATTTTACGGTACAGAAGAACACCGTGAAATGATTGGATAGCCTAAACTTTACAAATACACCTTAAGGGCTTATTATCTCTATAAGTCCTCAGATACCTTCCTTTGAAGCCTGAACAGTGGCTAATTAAACTAATCGTTTAGTTAGGTGAACCCCGTTTAGGCTACTTCCCTTACTAAAAACAAATTAACTTTATTAAGGGGCATACTATGTCTAAGTTTCTAACAAATGCAGCTGTACAAGAATTTGACAGCGAAGTTAAACATGAATATCAAGGCATGCGAACTTTACGTGAAACCGTAACTATTCGAACCAATGTTACTGGTGAGTCTTATAATTTTACTCGTATGGGTAAAGGTGTGGCTAATCAGAAAGCAACTCAAGCCGATGTAACCCCAATGGATATCTCTCATGGTCGTCAAATAGCGAATATGGAAAATTGGAACGCACCGGAATACACCGATATCTTCGATCAAGCTGAAGTTAATTTTGATGAAAAATCAGAATTAGCAACTACTATTGCTAAGGCAATTGGTAGACGTGAAGATCAATTGGTTATCGATGCTTTAGCCGCTGTTACTTTTGCAGCAACTAACGATGAAGATCCTGATACTGGTCGTATATTTGATATCTCAGGTACACGTAACTTTGATTTAACTTCTATTCGTAGCGCTAAAGGTCATTTAGATGATATCGAAGCCGACTCTGCAGACCGTCACATTGTATTGAGAGCGGTAGCACTTCAAAAATTACTTGAAGACACCACTGTAACAAGTTCTGATTTCAATACTATTAGAGCACTGGTTAACGGTGAGCTTGATACTTATTTAGGCTTTAAGTTTCATATTATCGGCACTCGTAAAGAGGGTGGTTTACCTGGTGTTGCTGCTGACCGTACCGCATTTGCTTATCATAAAGCGGCAATCGGTTTAGCTATCGGTATCGATATGAAAACAACTATTGATTGGGTGGCACAAAAAACATCATGGCTTGCCAATGGTATGTTTAAAGCTGGTTCTGTTGCTCGTGAAGCACAAGGTATTGTTAAAATTCAATACGATGAAGGTGTATAATTAATTAAGGGTTATTAACTTAACCCTTTGATTTTAAATAAATTTTGGAGATTTATCATGGCTTTTCTTAAAGCAAATTTTTTGCCATTATCAAGCATGGCTAATAGTGATGCACCGCGCCACTTTAGCTATAAAACCGCTGATTCACATGCTACGGCTGTTGCTTCAGGTTACTTTAATGATGCCGGTGCTACTCTTGGTTTAAAACAGGGTGATATCATTATCGCTGTTGAAGCTACTGGTGGAACTGAAACGTTGTCAACAATATTTGTTGATGCCATTTCTGCTGCTGGTGTTGTAACCGTCCTAAGTTCGGTTCAGACTTTAGCTTAAAACAATAAGGGGCTTACATGGAGTTAGCCCCAAAATTGGAGGTTTACCATGTCCTTTAATCAAGACACTTTCGCACCTGTCGGTGCAAACTCCACTGATACACCAAAAGTATTTTCTTATAAAACAACTGATTCTTTAGCGACTGTTTTAACCTCTGGTTATTTTGACGATAAAAGATTTCAATTAGATAGTGGTGACATTATACTTTCTGATATTTCCGGTACGTTCAGTATTATACAAATTATGACTGCAACCCCTTCTGTAGTCACCACAAACCAAGTGTTTTCAACACCAGCAAACCAGTTAATAATAAACTCATTAAGCGATTTTCCAAATGCGGTTGGTGGTGTAATAACGTTGGCTGATGATACTTTTTATTTGATTGGTGATAATTTAGCAGTAACTACAGATCGATTTGTACTAGGTGCTGACACAGTTGTCGCTGGTTTAGATAGTTCGGCTTCATCAATTAGTTATAGCGGCACAGAAACAATGTTTACCTCTGTCGATAACAGTAACAAAATCACTTTATTAACTTTAGATTGCCCTAATGGAAAGCTTCACGATATATCAAGCACTGGTCCCGCATCAGTATTTCAGTTAATAAATTGTACTGTTGATAATGTTGATGAAATTGGTAACCTATCAAACCTTGTTGCAATTCAATATTCTGATGTTGCCTTTAATAATATCATCACAAAAGGCATAACATTTATTGGAACTTTTGGGATATTTATTGGCTCCACTGATTTAATTACAATTAATGGTTCTACTCCCTTTTTTGATTTAGGAACGGCAGTATTTGACTCTTTTGATATCAGTGCTTCATTAGCTACATTAGCCGCTGGCGCTAACTTTATAAGTGGCTTAACAAATTCAGGAAATATTAGTTCTGGTAATTCTGGTTCAATAAGAGGTGTTAAAACTTTTGGAACCGGTACACCATTATCAGGAATAACGGTTGATGATGTTCGATGGTTCTTTTCTGGTAATGATGATATTCCTGATACAAATCCCGATTCATTATTATCACTAAAAAATAATGCAGATGCAACCGTAATAACTGCATCAAGTACGGATGGTACGAATGCCGTTCTTATTAATGGAGTTTGGGTAGATGTAAGAAAGTCATTTTTTGAAGTTACCGCTTCAGGAAGGGTAACTTATAAAGGCGAAAGACCTTTAACAGTCCCAATAGATTTAATATCTACATTAGCCCCTGTTGGTGATGATACTTTGGCTTTATATATTGCATTTAATGGAACACCCATTGTTGGTAGTGGTATACCTAGATTCGTAAAAGCTTCTGATCCTGGTGTTTTATCAACAATGTGGCAAGTAAATTTTACATTTGATGATTTTATTGAACCATTTGTTGAAAACCAAACTGGAACAAATAATATTTTATCATCAGACGCAATTCTTAGGGTGAATTAACATGCCTAGTTCAATTGATATAGCTTCAAATGCTTTATTGTTAGTTGGTGATAATCCAATTTCATCTTTTGATGATCCTGGTGCTGGCGCTCAAGCTGCCGCAAATCTTTATCCTGAAACTAAAAAGCGTTTACTTAGTGCGCATCCTTGGTCTTTTGCAACAAAGCAACAACGATTAAATAGACTTTCACAAGTGCCTGATGATTTAACAGGCTTTAATAATGCCTTTCGATTACCAACTGATTTAATTCGTATATGGAATATTCAACCTCACAGCGATTATATATTGGTTGGCAATTTACTCTATTCAAATCAAACTGAACTTTTGGCAACTTATATTTTTGATGTTGATGAAGTTAATTTACAACCTCATTTTGTTAAACATCTTGAATATGCTTTAGCTGCTGATTTTGCAATTTCAGTTACAGAAGATTTAAATAAAGCTCAATACTACGAACAAAAAACAATTGTTGCCGGTTCTCAAGCAATGGCTATTGATGCACAAGGTAGACCACAACCAGGTATAATTGATTCACCTTTAATTGATGCTAGGGGTAGTGGTATCGGGAGGTTCAGGTAATGGGTATTTGGACCTTTCAAAGCAACATGAATAGAGGGGAATTAGATCCTACTCTATTAGGTCGTATTGATATACAAGCTTATTACAACGGTGTTAGAACTGCTTTTAATACTTTGGCCTTGCCTCAAGGTGGAATGAAGCGTAGACCTGGACAAGATTTTGTTGGTGCTGCTTTAGATGATGGAAGATTAGAAAACTTTTCATTCAATGTTGAACAAAATTACCTGTTAGTTTTTACTGATCTTAAAATGCAAATTTACAAAGACGGTATATTGCAAACTAATATCAATGGTTCAGGTAATGATTTTATTGTTACACCTTGGAATTTAGAAAGAACATTAGAGTTTGATTTTATTCAATCCGCTGATACTGCTATTGTTACCCAAAAATTAGTTAGTCCAAGAACAATAACCAGAACTTCAGATACAGAATGGACAATTGACTTTGCGCCATTGGTCAATATTCCTCAATTTAATTTTAATGATGGTTTAAGTCCTGTTCCAGTTTCAGAAGTTCAAAGAATAACATTCACTTTAGCAAATCAAGGTGACCGTTATAAAATAGCTCTAGAAGGCATCCTAACCGATGATATTGTTTTTGGCGGTGATGATTCAACAAACATATCTGCAATCACTGAAGCTATTCAAGCTTTGCCTAATACCGGTGGAACAGGCATAACGGTTACAACTGTTTTAACGTTGGTTACCTATGAAATAACCTTTGCTGTTGATTCTGCTAAAGATTGGGAACTTGCAACGGTTACCGCTGTACTGACTAAAGATGTTGGTTTTGCTGGTGCAACAACCAGAATTACAGCTG